ATGCCCCTGCTGACCCTTGAGCAGTGCCGCGCGCACTGCCGTATCGACGGCGATTTTGATGACGCCATCCTGGGTGACCTGCTGGCCGCAGCCAGCGACGCAGCCGCGGCCTACCTGGGCCGCGAACTGTATGCCGACCAGGCCGCGCTGGACCAGGCGCTGGACCAGTTGCCGCAGGACATGGCGGCGGCGGTGACCGGGCATGAAGCCGCGGTTGCCGCCGCCAACGCCGAGACCAACGCGGCCAAGGCCAAGGCCATGCGTGATGTGGCCGATCGTCGCCTGGCCGTGGCGACCGCGCGCAGTACACGCCTGCTGCTGGGCATGCCGGCCAACGACAGCATCCGTGCAGCGGTACGCCTGTTGCTGGGCCATCTGTACGCCCATCGCGAAGCCGTGGTCGTCTCTGCGCAGACGTTCGATGCACCGGCAGGCGCCACGGCCATCGCAATGGAGCTGCCGTTCGGCGTGGCCGCGCTGCTTGATCCGTACCGATCGGCAGCATCGCCATGAACGCCGGCCACTTCAATCGCCGCATCCGCATTGAGCGCCAGGACGGCCAGCTCGATGCGTGGGGGCAGCCGTTGGACGCCTGGCAGCCTGTGGCAGAACTGTGGGCCGCCATCATCGCCGACCGCGCAGAGAGCGTGCAGCGGTTGATGCTGGAAAGCCGCCTGCCGGCAACGATCCGGCGCCAGCGCTTCCATGTCCGATTGGCAGCCGCACGACAGGCAGGCATCCAGGCCGGCATGCGCATCGTGCATGACGGTCGTGTTTTCAACATCACCGGCGTTGCGCCCGACTTCAGCCGGCGCCAGACCACGGTGCTGTTCACCGAACAGTCCTCAGGCATCGCCTGAGCGACGCCAACCAGGACACCGCGATGAGTTACGAAGCACAGCTGCACGCGCTGCTGGCCCCGCTGCTGCAGGGCCGGCTGTATCCCGACATTCCGCCGGAACCGGTCATCTACCCGTGTGCCGTCTACCAGCAGACGGGTGGACAGTCCGTGTGGTTCAACGAAGGTTCCATTCCCGAACAGAAGCACGCCCGCGTGCAGCTGACCGTCTGGGCAGACAGCCGCGCCCAGGCCAATACCCTGATCCGTGAGATCGAGGATCAGGTATGCGGAGGTCTACCAAAGTCCGAATCGTTCGGCGCCGCCATTGCCGTCCATGAGCCAGCAATCAGGAAGTACGGCGCACGACTCGAATTCGGGCTGTGGTACGCCAACCCGTAGTTTCACCGTTCCATGCAACACCCCAGACCCGGCGCTTGCCGGGTTTTTCATTTCAATCCACAGAGGAAATACACCATGGCACTCAAGCTTCCCAAGGGCACCCAGTTCGGCTTCGCACCGGTCGTCTCCACCGCGATCGCCACCAGCGCGATCTCCAAGGCTGCGCCGGCGCTGGCCAGCGTTGCCGCCAACAGCGTCGACACCGGCGATGTGGTGGTCATTGAACTGCCGGGCTGGCCGGCCCTGAACAACCGCGCCACCCGCGCTGGTGCTGAAGCCACCGGCAGCGTTGAACTGCTGGGCATCGACACCACCGATACCGTGCTGTTCCCCGGCACCAGCGGTGCCGGTGTGCTGCGCAAGGCGGGCGCCTTCGTCGACCTGGACCAGCAGGGCGACCCGACCACCGCCGGTGGCGAGCAGCAGTACTGGAGCGGCACGCTGCTCGAAGACCCGACCGGTCGCCAGGTCCAGATGCCGACCTTCAAGAACGCCAAGACCATCACCCTGCCGCTGTTCTACGATCCGAAGAAGCCGTGGTATTCGGCACTGAAGAACGCTGACGCCAAGGGCGAGCCGGTGATCCTGCGGGCCAAGCTGGTCGGCGGCGACGTGCTGTACTGGTATGGCTACCTGAGCTACAACGGCGACCCGACCATGGCTGCCAACACCCCGATGGGCACCACCGCGACCTTCACCGCGCTGGCCGACTCGATCCTGGTGGAGGGTGTCTGATGTTCCAGGTCAAGGCACCTGAGACCTTCAAGAGCACCCTGACCATTGCCGGCCATGGCCGCGAACAGAAGCTCAACCTGACCTACCGTCACCTGCAGCAGGCCGCGTATGCGGACCTGCTGCAGCGCCTGGCGGCCGGCGAGGTGACGCCTGCCCAGGCAATCCTGGACATCGTCACTGAGTGGGATGCAGATGTAGCGCTGGATACGGCAGGTGTCGAGCTGGCACTTCAGCAGCAGATCGGCTTGGACGGCGCCATCGTAGGTGGCTACGTGCAGGCCCTGCAGGTCGCACGCAAGGGAAACTGATCGAGGCGGTGGGGGCACTGTACTGGCGTGCCCCCACCGAGGCCGAACTGAACCAGCTCGGCCTGAAGGCAAAGCACTTCCAGCCGCCACAGATCGAACTCTGGCCAGAATGTGCACTTCCCATCGACATCTTCTCGCGGGTCTCCACCCAGTGGCGCACCGGCGCCGGTGGCCCGACGGGTCTGGACTACAACGTGGTCTACCACGAGCTCGAGCGTGAAGGGCTTACTGCCGAGAAGCACGCAGAAGTAATGGCAGGCATCCGCGTGATAGAGCGTGCTGCCCTCGACGAGATGCACAGCCAATGAGCCACCTGGTGGCCCACTCCGACCCCGCCAGCCGGCGGGGTCACTTTTTCCTGAGGAAACCCCTATGAGCGAGACACCGCTCGGTGTTGCGCGGGTGGATATCGAGGTCAACAGCAACCTCGGTCCCGCCACGCAGGCTGCCAAGCGCAGCCTGGCCGACATGACCGCATCTGCGCAGCAGCAGTATCAGCAACTCGACAGGGCTGAGCGTGCGCGGCTGCAGATGCTGCTACAGCAAAGCGCGCAGGTAGACAGCATGCGGCTGGAGCAGGAGATGCTCAATGCCGTACTCAAGGCCAGCGCAGTACTGATCAATGAAATGGCCCGCCAGATGGCCAACAATGAACGCGCCATCCGCGCAGCACGCGATGAACTGCGTGCCTATCGCAACGAAGCCGAAGCGGCGTCGGGCGCGTCGGGCAGCGCGACTGCAACATTCAGCGGAAACGCCGGAGCCGGTGGGGGGGGCTCGACATTTGCCGACCAGATCGGTAAAGCGACGGAGTTGAAGGGTGCCTACGACGATGCCGCCGAGGTTCTTACCGGGCTGGTTGGCCGTTTCCCGGCGTTGGCCAATCCCATGGCAGTGGCGGCGGCAGCACTGGCTGCCGCCGTGGGGGGCGTAGCCGTCGCCTGGAACTCCGCCAGTGACGAGGCGGCGTCCTTCGAGCGATCGCTGCTGATCGTCGGCGATCGGCTCAGCGCCAACGTGCCGCAGCTGACCGGCTATGCGCAGGCCATGAGCAGAATTGATGGCATCACCATGAGTGAAGCCTCCGAAGCACTGAATCAGGTCGCCATGACAGGTCAGTTCGCCGGGGACGAACTACGGATGGTCGCGCAGGCCGCGCTGCAGTGGCAGGACGCAGGTGTCAGCAGCGCGGAAGAGGTCATCGCATCGTTCGTGAAGATCAGGCAGGACCCGGTTGCAGCACTCAGGGAGCTGGAGCAGCAGACCGATGTGCTCACCGACGCACAGCGAAAGCAGATCCAATCGCTTATCGCGCAGGGAAACCAGGCCGACGCTTCGGCCCTGCTGATGCAGGCGTATGCAGGCAAGATCGGAGAGGTGGCCCCCAAGGTCATCCAAAGCGCCACATTGATGGAAGGCGCGTGGCGCAAGGCGAAGACCGTCTTCTCCGAGCTGTGGGACATGGTCAAGGAGCCGTTCCGGGCAGACAGCGGCGACGATCTGCGCAAGAACATCGCAGATGCCGAAACCAACCTGCGCCGCTGGGACAACACCACCCTGGGCGGGACCACGGGCTCAAGCTACAGCCTTGCCGAATATGCTCGTGCCAAGAAAGAGCTGGAAGAGGCCAAGGAAGCGCTGCGCGCAGTACAGCAGAACATAAAGCCGATCCTGATCGAAGCGACGTTGCCAGCCAGACCTCCATCGGCAGACCCACCCGCGCGCGGGCCGTCCCTTGCCGCAGCTCCACGTCTCCCATCTGTGCCGGCCGAACCCACCTTGTTCGAGCGCATCCAGAAGCAGATCGACCAGAACGATATCGAGCGGTCGGGGATCGACAAGCTGACCGAAAGCAGGCGCCTTCTACAAGAAGTCACCCTCGCGCTGGAAAACGCAGAGAAAAAGGGCGATGCAGCTGCCGTGGCGCGCCTGGACCTGGCACGCAAGAGCCTCGAAGCCAGCGATCTTGAGCTTGCGCAGAAGAAGGAAAATATTGCAGCGGCCGCTCAGCTTGAGAAGCTCAACAAGTCACTTCGCGAAGCTGAAGAAGCGCGCCGTAGTGCGAACGAACAGGAGCTTCTGGGATTCGGTCACGGCAAGGAAGCCACCGCGCGGCTCGCACGCGTCAATGCCATCCAGCGTGAGTACGAACAGGCGATGAGGACACTGCGCGACAGCGGTGTTTCCGAGAACAGCCAGAGCTTCCGCGACCAGTCTGACGCGCTGCGCTCGAGCCGCGATCGACGCTTGAATGATGAGCGGGATTACCAGGGTCGCCGAACGGAGAAGATGGGCGATTGGCGCAATGGCGCGCGCAGTGCCTTTGAGGACTACAACGAGTCCGCCTCCAATACGGCCGGCATGACCCAGGAACTCTTCAGCAAGGCATTCAAAGGCGCTGAAGATGCGCTGACCAAGTTCGTTCTTACCGGCAAGCTCAACTTCAGCGACCTGGCCGATTCGATCATCGCAGACCTGGCACGAATCGCAGCGCAGCAGGCCCTGATGGGCATCATCAACAGTGTGGTAGGTGCCTTCGCCGGAAGCATGGGCGGGGGTGCCAGCGCAGCTCCCTCGACGGGATTCGCCGCCGGTTTCGGCAACAACACCAGCTGGCTGACCAGCGGCAACATGACGCCTCATGCCCTGGGCGGCGTCTATGCCTCGCCCAGTCTCTCTGCCTATTCCGGTGGCATCTACAACACCCCGCAACTGTTCGCCTTCGCCAAGGGCGCTGGCGTATTCGGCGAAGCGGGACCGGAAGCGATCATGCCGCTGCAGCGCGGGCCGGACGGTCGTCTCGGTGTGGCCGCGCACGGTGGCGGCGATGGTGGCGGAGTGGGAGTCAGCATCCGCATCGACAACAACGGTGGCAAGGAAGTCACCACCAACGAAAGCATGCTGCAGCAGTTCGGCAACGAGATCGGCCAGTTCGTGGAACGCAAGTACCGCGAACTGCAGAGTCGTGACCTGAAGGCAGGTGGTGTGCTCAGCAGGAGTGCCATGCAATGACCGACACATTCACCTGGCCGGCAACCAGCCAGAGCACGGGGACCACCACCGCCGCAGTGAAGCGGGCGAAGTTCGGTGATGGTTATGCGCAGGCCGCTGCCGATGGCCTGAATGCCACCTCGCGCAGCTACCAGCTGCAGTTCGTCGGCAACCGCAAAACGATCAACGAGATCGTGACCTTCCTGGATCGTCATGCCGGCCGCAGCTTCCTGTGGAAAGGGCCACTGGGGCAGGGGCTGTACATGTGTGATTCCTACACCGACAGCCATCTCGGCGGCCAGGTATCCAGTATTGCCGCGACATTCGAACAGACGTACCAGCCCTAAGGAATTTCAACATGACTCTGAATCCAGTCGATACCTTCACTGACCACGGCAATTACAAGGGAGATCCCGCCAAGGTCGCCTTCGTAAAGCTCAACGAGAATGACGCCTACCTTGAGCAGCTGGCCAAGGCAGCACTACCCAAGGTCGGTGGAATCCTCAGCGGTCCGCTGACTACTGAATCCACCATAACCGCGACGGGACGCGCGCTGATTGCCGAGGGCTCGGTCGGGGCGGTTCCGACCGCCGGAAAGTACCTCCTGCAGAGTGTTACCTCCGATGGGGCGTTTATTACTTCCTACAACTACTCTCTGCCCAATGTCGCTCCGCTCACTATCGAGGCGAGCTACATCAACACCGCGGCCCGCGTGGCGACTTCAGCGCTCGCCGTTCCGCACAACTCCGCCGGTACGGAAATTCTCTGGAACGGCTTGGCGGCGGAGAACGGGTATGGCTGCTCGGAGTATCTGAATTTCCGCGGGGGCGGAACGGGTGGGCATCTCTTCTACGCATGCGTGGCAAACGTATCCCAGCGTAGAACGGCGCGTATCCGCGAAGGCGGTAGCATTGATTGCTATCCGGTCCAGCCAAACCCAGGCGGTAGTGTCGGCACCTTTGGTTTCCATACACAGGGAAGCTTTGGGGGTGGCTACGCCATGACTGATGGGGGGAAGCAGGGCGGATGGTGGATGGCAAGTGGCGATCTGAACTGGGGGGTGACTCAAACTGGAACGTCCATGGGTACCCGGATGAGGCTCAGCGAGGATGGTGTGCTCAGTGCCACCGCATTCAACCCAACCTCGTCTGCTGACGTAAAGGACTACCTTGAAGGCTATGCGGGCGACGCCGACTCTGATCTGGATCGCATGGTGGTCATCACCTACCGCTATCGGCCCGAGTTCTGCGAGAGTGACAAGACATTTGTCGGCCTACTCGCAGAGAACGTGCACGATGTGCGTCCAGAAGCCACGAGTGGCGGTCGCAATGGCGTCATCAACGTGCCGTCGGTCAGTCCGGAAGATGGCTCGATCCTGGTCGACAGTGATGGAAATACCATCTTTGACACGCACGATGACGTTGTCCCAATGAGCATCGACATGATGCAGATCCTGGCGCTCAACGTCCGTGCGCACCAGCAGAAGTCACGCCGGCTTCGAGAGCAGGAACGGCGCATCGTCGCGTTGGAAGTGGCACTTGATCGATTGGTAGAAGCCATTGAGGGTAAGCCATGATCACCGCCGATGCCCAGCAGCTTGAGCCGGGTGGCCGCATCACCGTCTACGAACTGGACGCCAGCAGTTTCGGCGCCGACAAGCTCTTCTTCCACGCGCACCTGCAGAGTGGCCTCATCTGGTGGCAAGGCCAGGAATATGGCCCCTGGCCGATCGAGGCCAGCGGCTTCGAGCGCACCAGCGACCAGCCGCCGAACCCGCGCCTGCGCGTGAGCAACATCGATGGCCGCATCACCGCCATGTGCCTGTTGTTCGATGACCTCGTCGGTGCCCGCATCATCCGCCGGCAGACACTGGCCAAGTACCTGGATGCCACCAACTTCGAGGAAGGAAATCCCAGCGCGGATCCTGGCGAGCACTTTCCTGATGAAGTCTGGTTCATCGAGCGCAAGATCGGCGAAGACAAGCAGATGGTCGAGTTCGAGCTGACCACCGCGATTGATCTCAATGGCCAGCAGTTGCCGGGCAGGCAAATCATCGCCGGCATGTGCGGCTGGCTGGTGCGGGGGGGCTATCGCGGCGCGTACTGCGGCTACAACGGTCCCGCGGTGGCCGACAGCGACGACGTCCCCACTGACGATCCGGCACGTGACCAGTGCGGCGGCCGGGTACGCAGCTGCAAGCTGCGCTTCGGTCAGGACAAGCCGCTGCCCTATGGCGGCTTCCCCGCCGCGGGCCTGTTGCGCTCCTGATCGATCCCCTCCCGATTCCACTTTCCAGGCCCGCCCGCGCGGGCCTCTTTCATGGGTGAAACATGAAACCGACAACCCTGCAGGCCATCCAGGTGCACGCCGTGGCCGAGTACCCGCGCGAATGCTGCGGGCTGATCGTGGCCATTGAAGGCCATGAACGCTATCTTCCCTGTCGCAACGTGGCCGCCACGCCCAGCGAGCATTTCCGTTTGCCGGCTGATGACTATGCCGTGGCCGAGGACAAGGGCGAGGTGCTGGCCCTGGTGCATAGCCATCCCGATGCCGCCGCAACGCCGTCCGACGCCGATCGGGTCATGTGCGAGCGCAGCGGGCTGACCTGGCACATCGTCAGCGTCGGTCAGGTAACAGGCGAGGCACCGCTGTGCGGTGATCTGCAGACGCTGCATCCCACTGGCTACATGGCGCCGTTGGTCGGTCGCCAGTTCGCCCACGGTGTGCTGGACTGCTACAGCCTGGTCCGCGATTTCCACGCACGCGAACTGGGCATCCCGCTATCCGAGTACGAACGCCAGGACGACTGGTGGAGCCACGGCCAGGACCTGTACAGCCTTGAACGGCTGCACGCCGAGGGCTTCGACCTGATCGAGGGCGAGCCGCAGCGGGGCGACATGATCCTGATGCAGATCCGCTCGCCGGTCACCAACCACGCGGGCATCTACCTCGGCGACGGGCAGATGCTGCATCACCTGCATGGGCGTCTTTCCGAGACCGTGCCGTACGGCGGCATGTGGGCCGAGCGCACCCGTTGCATCGTCCGCCATCGCGAGGTGCGCCATGACTGACCGTCTTCGTACGATCCGCCTGTACGGCAAGCTGGGCGCGCGGTTCGGACGCAGGTTCCGGCTGGCGGTGAACAGCCCGGCCGAGGCGGTGCATGCACTGTGCACGATGCTTCCGGGATTCCAGCAGTACCTGATGGGTGCAAAGGCCAAGGGCATGGAATTTGCCGTGTTCAACGGCCGGCAGAACCTGTCGCGGGATCAGCTGCACGACCCGCCGGGACAGGATGACATCCGCATCGCGCCGGTGATGGTGGGCAGCAAGCGGGGGGGCGTGCTGCAAACCATCATGGGCGTTGTACTGATTGTCGTCGGTGCCGTCATGAATGCCTATGCACCGGGGAGCGGTGCAGGAGTCATGACGTCGGGCATTGGCATGGTCGCTGGCGGAGTCGTGCAGATGCTCTCCCCCCAGCCGAAAGGCCTGGGCGCCAAAGACACACCCGAAAACGCACCCAGCTACAGCATGAACGGCACCGTCAACACACAGGCGCAAGGCAACCCCGTGCCGGTCGCTTATGGCGGCCATGACAGCAAGGGCATGTTCATCGGCTCGGCCGTGATCAGCGGCGGGATCCTGGCGGAGGACCAGTTTTGAATCAGACCACTCATCCCACTCTGCGCACGCGTGGCGCAGCCACGCCTGTGCTGGCGGGCGCCAAGAAGGGCGCGAGCAACGCCCGAACCCCGGTCGAAACCGCCGACAGCCTGCACTCGATGGCGGTGGCCCGCATCATCGACCTCGCCAGCGAGGGCGAGATCCGTGGCCTGGTCGCCGGCAAGCAGTCGATCTACCTGGACCAGGTGCCGATCGAGAATCCGGATGGCACGCTGAACTTCTCCGGCGTGGATGTGCAGACGCGCTCCGGCACCCAGGACCAGGAGCACATCAGCGGCTTCCCCTCCATCGAGAACGAAGTCGGGGTCAACGTCGAGCTGCGCAGCGATGCGCCGGTGGTGCGCACCGTGTCAGGTGCCGATCTGTCAGCCGTCCGTATCCGCTTTGCGGTGCCGGCGTTGCAGAAGACGAACACCGAGAACGGTGATACCGAAGGCTACCGGATCATGTACGCGGTGGATCTGTCCACCGACGGCGGCCCGTTCAGCACGGTGCTGACCGATGCCTTCAGTGGCAAGACCACCAGCCAGTACGAGCGCAGTCGCCGCATCGATCTGCCTGCCGGCAGCCAGTGGCAGGTGCGCATCCGCCGGCTGACCGCCAACGCCAACAGCAGCACCATCGCCGATACCATCAACGTGCTGTCGATGACCGAGATCATCGATGCCAAGCTGCGCTATCCGAACTGTGCGTTGGCGGCAGTGCAGGTTGATGCCAGCCAGTTCCAGAACATTCCCACCCGGTCCTACCAGCTGTGGGGCCGCATCGTACGCATCCCCTCCAACTACGATCCGCTCAGCCGTCTCTACAGCGATGTGTGGGACGGTACCTTCAAGAGTGGCTGGACCAACAATCCGGCCTGGGTGTTCTTCGACATCGTCACCAACGATCGCTTCGGCCTGGGCCATCGTGTTCCGCTGGACTGGGTGGACAAGTGGCGGCTGTACCAGATCGCGCGCTACTGCGATGAGCTGGTCAGCGATGGCCAGGGCGGCAAGGAGCCGCGCTTCACCTGCAGCCTGTATCTGCAGACCCGCGCCGAGGCCTACCGCGTGCTGCAGGACATCGCCACCATGTTCCGCGGCATCAGCTTCTATGCGGCGGGGCAGGTGATGGCCTCGGCCGACATGCCCAAGGACCCCGTGCTGACCTACAGCCAGGCCAACGTCATCGAAGGGCGCTTCCACTACGCCGGCAGCAGCCGCACGGCGCGGCACACGGTGGCCCTGGTGTCGTGGATCGATCCGGACGACTTCGGCCGGCAGAAGGTCGAAGTGGTCCAGCACTTGCCTGGCGTGGCCCGCTACGGCATCAACCAGACCGAAGTGACGGCGGTGGGCTGCCACTCGCGTTCGCAGGCGCAGCGCGTGGGCAACCACATCCTGCATACCGAGATGCTGGAAACCGAGACGATCAGCTTCTCCGTGGGCCTGGATGCGCTGGGCTGCATGCCCGGTGATGTGATCCAGGTGGCCGACCCGAACCGCGCCGGCCGCCGCAATGCGGGTCGCATCCGCAGTGCGGGTACGCGCAGCCTGGTGCTGGATCGCATGCCGGAACAGATCGCGGCCGGTGACACCCTGCGTGCCACCCTGCCCAGCGGGCAGACCGAAGCACGCACGGTGCAGTCGGTGGACGGCGAGACGGTGACCGTCACCGCGCCGTGGTCGGCGGTGCCGGTGGCGCAGTCGGTCTGGGCATTGGAATCGCCGGAGCTGGCCCTGCAGCACTATCGCGTGCTGTCGATCAGCGAAGGCGAGGACCTGACCTATCAGATCACCGCGCTCAAGCACGTGCCGGGCAAGTACGCTGCCATCGACGACGGTACGCGCCTGGAGCAGCCGCCGATCAGCATCATCCCGCCCAGCGTGCAGCCGGCACCGGCCAACGTGCGGATGGCCTCGCATGTGGTGGTCGACCAGGGCATCGCTACCTCCGTGCTCACCATCGAGTGGGATGCTGCGGACAAGGCGATCGGCTATGACGTGGAATGGCGCCGTGGTGATCTCAACTGGGTCCGCGCCGGTCGCGTCGGGACTCAGAGCCTGGAAGTGCGGGGCGTCTACGCGGGTGAGTATTTGGCCCGCGTACGCGCAGTCAATGCGCTGGGCGCGGTGTCGCAGCCGACGCTCAGCGTGCTCACCGCCATTGAAGGCAAGACGACGCCGCCCCCCTCGCTGGCATCGTTGACCAGCACTGCCCGCCCCTTCGGCATCGCACTGTCCTGGGGCTTCCCCGCAGGTGCAACCGATACCGAACGGACCGAACTCTGGTACAGCACTGGCCCCAATCGCGAGAGCGCGATCAAGCTGGGCGACTTCGCCTACCCGCAGGCCCAGCACCAGATGAACGGCCTGGCCGCTGGCGCGCGCTTCTGGTTCTGGGGACGGCTGGTGGATCGAAGTGGCAACATCGGACCGTGGTATCCGGCGCAAGCCGGGGTGATGGGTGAATCGAGCAGCAACCCGGATGACTACGACGCCTACTTTGCCGGCCGCATCAACGAAAGCGCGTTGGGCCAACAGCTGAAGGGCAAGATCGAGCGCGTCACCGAAGTGCTGCCGCTGGTCTGGAACGCCGAGGCAACCTACAGCCCAGGGCAGACCGTCATCCACGACGGCCGGATCTGGAGCTGGCAGGGCACTGCCGCAGGCAATGAAACACCGCCGGGTAGCCACTGGAAGAACATTGGCGACGCCATCGCCGAGGCGGGCGCCATCGTCGGCCGCGTCGATCAGCTGGAAATGGACGTCACCGACGTCGACGGCAAGGTGGCTGCGCAGGGGCAGAAGGTCGATGGCCTGTTCGCGCAGTTGGATGTCCGGGCATCTGGTGACGGAAATTGGGGAGCCGGTGACGATTCCGTGTTCGCGGGTTCCACAAGCCTGCAGACAGTTATCGCAGAGGGTGACCTCGCACTAGCCAAGCGCGTGGACACGGTCGAAGCGTCCATCGAAGGTGTTCCAGGCAAGATCGAAGGCGTCAGCGCCGCAGTCCAGCAGGTCTCGCAGGCCGTGGTCAACCTGGGTGGCAAGGTCAGCGCGACCTATACGGTCAAGGCGCAGATCACCAGCGCCGGGCAGATCTACATGGCCGGCATGGGTCTGGGCGTGGAGCAGCAGCCAGATGGCAGCTACCAGAGCCAGATCCTGATGCAGGCTGATCGCTTCGCGCTGATCAACGAAAGAAATGGACAGATAACCACGCCTTTCGTGGTCGAGAACGGCCAGACCTTCATCAGTCAGGCATTGATCGGGAACGGCAGGATACAGAACGCGATGATCGGTGATTTCATCCAGTCCAACGCGGTGGGTGCGAGAGGGCAGCCACGCTGGCGGTTGGACAAGAGCGGCGCGATGACCATGACCGGCCCCGACAATGGCGGCTATCTGACCATCGTCAACAACGTGATCCAGGTATTTGATGCAGCAGGAACGCTGCGCGTGCAGATGGGGGTGTGGTAATGCCAGTCGGAATCCAGGTCTTCAATGCAGATGGCAGTTTGGGCTATGACCCGCAAGGCAGGCTGTTCCGCGTGCTTGCAAGCATCCAGTACAGCACGGTTGACGGCAGTGCGGCCTTCTCCCGGCAACCGGAAGATACCGATCTGACGGCGGTTGCCCGCGGCAGGTATGCCCCGGACTTCTCCATCGACGTGGCCTCCGGCATCGTCAGCTGGCGCCACGTCAATGTTCCCGCCAAGGACCGCTATCCGGGCATCGTCGAAATCTGGGCTCGCTGAGATGACTGCAGGAATCAAGATCATCAATGACTGGGGCACCGTACTGATCGACGATGCCTTCCCGACACTCGCAATGGTGGCTCAAGGCACCACCACGCTGGATGGCGAGGGGAGCAGGTACATCGGCAACCATGCCGGCATGGTTGCCGTGCGTTCGACCTCGGTGGTTGGAAGCCAGTACTACAATCAGATCGACGGCTACTCGGCTGGGCTGTATCTGTTTGGTCCGCCCGGCGCAGTGGTGCAGTGGTATGTGTACGCGCCGCCGCAGGAGCCACCAAGCAATTTTGGACTGATCATCCGTGACGGTGCCGGCCGCCTGATGTTCGACGCAGGCCGGAAAGCCGCGCGGGTGGCTGGCCTTCGTTCTGCGTCGACACGGCCTGGCTGGCAGGGGAGCGCCCAGTTTGATCCGGGACGTGCCTGGGCAGTGATGCCCCTGGTCTACGCGTACGATTCGGCGAACACGTTCCAGCGATGGGGCGATCCACAGGAGTACCTGCAGCACGAGGACGTAAGTGTTTCCGGAGGGGCGGTCAACGGTGGAACCATCACCTTCGGGATGACGCAGACGGCGCGACGTACCTACGGCCCCTACTACGGACTACCTCTACCCACCCGGTTCACCTATACCGGGAACAATGCAGCCCTCGCGGTGCTTGACGTAACCGGCTACTAGTGTCGGCCATGCTGGCCGAGATCGGCCTGCTCGAGTTGATCGAACACGACGCGCACGCATTCTGAATCCAGTCAGGCAGTCGAAACCGGCGCTGTCGTAGCATTGCCCGCGTGATGGGGGTCGATGGATGGCCCCTCCCTGCCAGCACCCGCTGGCGACACGCAAGGGAGAAACAGGCAATGCAGGCAATGGACGCGCTTGGGCGCAACGAACGGGTCGGCGTCGGCCGTGGGTATTGGAAGGTGCTGGCCCTGTGCCTGGCGCTCACCGCATGCCAGGCGCCTTCTTCCCAGGCATCGACCGAAACGGCGGCCCCCGCGTCGATTGCTGCGGCATCGCCGACAGCCCCTTCCGGCCCGGCATCGGCAGATTCCCCCCACTATCCGGATGCGTCCCATACCGAGGGACGCCTGCGCCCAGCCTATGGCTGGTGTGTGGATGGAGTGGAAGATGCAGGCAAGCTCCAGGCCTGCGGCAAGGACGAACTCGCCTACCAGGAAGCGCGCCTCGAAGCGGCGGCCAGCAAGGCGCTGGCCGGACTCGACGCCGCTGCCCGGACGGCATTCCAGGCCACCCAGGCGAGCTGGCGCAGCGATACAGACCGTTATTGCCGCGTTGCCCCCAACGGCAGCGTGCAGCAGCTGCAGGGCGCGCAGGAATGCCGCCTGTACCGTGTTGCCAACCGTGCTGACCAGCTGCTGGCGCAGAGCGCACCGCCGGATACCTCGTATACCCAGGCAACGCTGCGTCCGGAATACACCCGTTGCGTGCAGGACGCCCGCGGCATGGACGACCAGCTGGAAGCCTGCGATACGGCCGAGCTCGCCCACCACAAGGCGCTGCTGGAAGCACAGGTCGCGCGACTGATGGACGGCCCCGACGGCCCGGCCAAGGACCGTTGGATGGACGAGCAGGCCAACTGGGCTGCAGATACCGAAAAGCGCTGTGCACCTTCCAGCGACCATGTGGGGCCGATGTTGGATGCTCAATCGTGCCGCATCAACCGGTATGCCAACCGCGCCGTCGAGCTGCACACGCGGGTGCTGACGCCCTGATCCACGGTCGCCAGGAGGCAACTGCACCGGTCATTCCTCCACGGACAAGGAAGTGAGACATGCCAAACAATATTGACACCCGTAACCTGGACGCCACTGCCGGCGCGGTGTTCTTTGCTGTCGGACGCGGCACCGAAGGCGGTGGGTCCTCGTACCATCTCTCCATTGCCGGCATCACCAAGGGCCTGCATGAGCCGAGTTGGGGCACCGTCGGCGCGGTGGCCGAGAACAGCGGCTATTCGCTGGGCACCATCCAGGTCGATTTCGGCCAGCGCGGCACGTGGCCGCTGGGCGCGACAGAGGGCCGTTCGCTGAAGCCGGGCGAGAAGACCTACGTCGATGCCGTGATCGACCAGGCCAGTGCATATGCCACGGCACACGGCTTGCCGTTCACCCACGATCGCACCGATCTGCGTGCGGACCTGCTCAGCCATGGAGATGGACGGGAGAAGCGGCCGTCCATCCGTTTCATCGATGCGCCCACCCGCGACAGCATCAATGCATGGGCCGGCTCGCCGGAAGGCAAGCAGTGGATCCACACGCACATCGATTACCCGCAGGTGCGCAACGCCACGCATATCGCCATGAACATGCTGGACAAGCATGGCAGCGGCATTGCCGAAGACAAGCGCTTCGAGGCCATCGCACTGATTGCTAAGACGGCCAACCAGCTGCCAGGCCGGCTGGATGATCTGGAAGCTGTGCTCAAGCGCGGCGGTGGTTACCAGGACCTGCGCGACCAGGCCGCTGCAATCCGCCACAGCAGGAAGTTCTACGCCGGGCTGACTGCCGCCGACGTCGCTGCCGGGTATGAAGATGCCTATGCGCAGCATTCCGCCGAAATGGATCGCGCGCACCTGAAGGTGGGGCGCCGCGATTTCGCGCCCGCCACCGAAGGCACTGACCGGGATATCCAGGTCGCGCTGCAACAGGCGCGAGCGCACGGGCACGGTGGCGGTGGTCCGCAGGTGTTGAAGGAGGGCTCCAGCGGCCGCGCGGTGGAAAAGCTGGAACACAACCTGCACACACTGGGCTATGGCGGCGCAGGCGCGCAGGCCATCCATGCCGACCGACAGTTCGATTCCACTACCCGGCAGGCCGTCGAAGCCTTCCAGCGTGATCATGGCCTGACCCCGGTGGATGGCAAGGCCGGGCCGGCAACGCTTGGCGCGATCGACCGCGAGGCGCGCGCGCTGCAGGCTGACATGGCGGCATTGGGGCTGACCGATGCACGGGGCAAAGCGATTACTGCCGATGGTTACCTAGGGGCAGGGAGCCAGCACGCCCTCAATACCTTCCAGCGGCAGCACCATCTGCCGGCCACTGGCACGGCCGACGCAGGCACGCGCAGTGCGATCCAGGCCGAAGCGGCACAGCAACGCGCTGCAACGCCGACACCGTCCGCACCCGCTGCGCCTGCTGCACCACCGGCCGCGGCACCTGCACCCGAACGCCACAGCGGGCCTGCCGCCGCCGCACCCGGCGGCGAGCGCATCTCGATAGTGGAGCCGTTCGGCAATGGCGGCAGCAACCGCACCCTGCGCCATGGGATCAGCGGCGAAGAAGCGTTCCGCGAACTGAAGATCCACCACCCCAACACTAATGCCGCCGCGGTTCGTGCTGGCGATGCCAGTAGAGTCGACCGTACCGCGGAAATGGTCGAGGGCGAGCTGGAGGCCGTGCGCAGGCGTGGCGACGTCAACGGCATTCCCCTGGTACAGAAAGACTTGATCCTCACGAATCCGTCAGGCGGGCGTGGCGTGATGATTCCCAGCCCGGTGGCCGGCTACGTAAATCTCAATAACGATGGCACCAACTCCATCAGCATCTACAGCCACCCGGTCGGCGATCCTCGCCGCGAACTGGTGGGCCAAGTGCTGCACGGTGCACGCGGATCCATTCCGTACAAGAACGGGGACTTCGTGGAGTATGGTGCGCCATTGGTGCGGCAGTCGGACGTGGGCTCGCCGGGGGCGGTTCACGCGCACATCGAAGTCGAGCCGGGCCAGTACCGTCGTTATCTGGGCGACATGCTCAACGACCGCATCACCCTGGGCGGCAAGGTCCACGCGCAGGGCCCCGAGGCCGCGCAGGCCGCGCGCAGTGCGCAGCAGGCACCGATGGCCGATGGCGTGCTGAAGCAGGGCGAACGTGGTGATGAGGTCAAGGCCCTGCAGGGCAAGCTGGCGGCGCTGGGCTACGCGGGGGCCGACGGCAAGCCGCTGCATGCCGATGGCGTGTATGGCAAGGACACGGTCGCAGCGGTGAAGCAGTTCCAGGCCAACAACGGCCTCGACGACGATGGCAAGGCGGGCCGGAAGACCCTGGCGCAGGTCGATGCCCCCAACGCGGTCAAGGCTGGCACCCCGCCGGCAGCACCGGGTCGGGCCGAACCGGCGGCGCCGGCCAGCATGCGCGACCCCGGGCATGCGGACCACGCGCGCTTCGGCCAAGCCCTGGACAAGCTGCAGGCGCTGGAGCAGCAGCGCGCCCAGGCCGGCCTGAAGCCGCTGTTCGCCAACCCGCAGGAGGCCGAGCGTGCGGCCGGCCAGTTGGCCTTCGAGAGCAAGGTGTCCGGCATGCGCCAGATCGACCACGTCGTGGCCCGCCCCGATGGCACCGGCCTGTTTGCCGTGCAGGGCGAGCTGGGCGATCCGGCCGCGCAGCGGACCTTCGTCGACCGCCAGCAGGCGGTATCGCACTCGGTCGAGGCCAGCAGCCGGCAGAGCGAGGCGTTGGACAGCCAGTTCAACCCGCGTGCGCAGGAACAGCAGCAGGAACAGGTGCGCAACCGCGGGCTGTAAGCCCTGCGCGTCCCTGGGGCCGGTCGACCGGTCCCGGGGCCACCCGCCGCCATTCAGCCGGTCGGTGTAAACTATTGATCTCACTGGCAATGCCAGTCTCTGCGATCACTAGCCCGATGACGTCCGCCGCCGCCCGTTACGCCGATTCCCTGCGCCTGTCCGTTGCCCCGATGATGGACTGGACGGACCGCCATTGCCGCGTATTCCACCGCGTGTTGGCGCCCGGCGCGCGCCTGTACACGGAGATGGTGCACGCCAACGCAGTCATCCACGGTGATCGCGAACGCCTGCTCGGCTTCGACCGCAGCGAACAGCCGCTGGCGCTGCAGCTGGGCGGCAGCGACCCGGCGCTGCTGGCGCAGGCTGCGCGCATCGCGGCGGAGTGGGGCTACGACGAGGTCAATCTCAACTGTGGCTGCCCGTCCGACCGCGTGCAGGCCGGACGCTTCGGCGCCTGCCTGATGCGCGAACCGGTGCTGGTGGCCGAGTGCGTGGCGGCAATGGTCGATGCCGTTCAGATCCCGGTGACGGTGAAGTGCCGCCTGGGCGTGGACGAGGACAACGATTACGACGTGTTCGCCGCCTTCGTCGACCGTCAGGTCGCCGCCGGCGCGGCGATGGTGGTGGTGCACGCGCGCAACGCGTGGCTGAAGGGCCTGTCGCCGAAGGAGAACCGTGAGGTTCCGCCGCTGAAGTACGACTGGGCCTACCGCCTGAAGCAGGAGCGCCCGGCGCTGCCGGTGGTCCTCAATGGGGGCCTGGCCAGCATCGAGGCGGTACAGGCGCAGGCTGCGCACGTCGATGGCGTGATGCTGGGCCGCGCGGCCTACCACGACCCCTACCTGCTGCATCAGCTGGAGGCGCTGCGGACCGGCGCTCCGCTGCAGCCTCGCGGCGATCTGCTGCGCGCGCTGCGCCCCTACGTGGAAGCGCGCCTGGACGAAGGCCTGGCGCTGAAGCACATCACCCGCCATCTGCTCGGCCTGTTCCACGGCCAGCCCGGTGGCCGCGCATTCCGCCAGGTGCTGAGCGAAGGCGCGCACCGTCCGGGTGCCGACTGGGGCCTGGTCGAACAGGCGCTGGCGGTCACGGAGCGTGACGCGGATCGTGCCGCAGCGTGA